GAGAACAGCGTCAGCTGTACCTGAACCAACAAACGAAGCTCCTTTGATGCGGAAGTTTTCAAACTGAGCGGCGCCGCCCTTTATGTAGAGCCCTTCATATTTAGGAATGTAGGCAGCACAGTTTACAAAGTCACAGTTTTGTGCAGTGCCGTCGTACCACCAACCACGGTAATCAGAGCCAATGGAGTAACAGTTCACAAAAGCACTATCCCCTGACCCCACATAGAACCCATAGCCAGAGCCATTTGTAGGATTACTGGCATCTCTTTTGGTATAGAAGGCGGTGCAATTTGAAAACATTGCCTGCCCACCAGCACCCAGGTCAAGAATAAATCCTAAATAAGAACCATTATCAATACAGTTACTAACGGTACAGGCACTGCCAGAACCAATGTCAATACCACCGCCAATCTTGCCGGGTGTAAGTGCTGGGGCTGTGTGCTCTCCAACGCCGCACGAAATAGTACGGATATTTGACAGTGCAACAAATTTTGGGCTGCCAGCCGTTTCTGCACCCGTTGACGGATTTAGTTTTACAACTGCAATCCCATTGTCCCAAGCGTTCCGTACTTGGATATTGCTGACGGTAGAGTAATCTCCCTGAATGAGGACGGCAGACCCAGCGATGATATTGCCGTTGTAAACAGCTGGCGTGATAAAACCCTTAGTGTTGGCGTTATGGTTAATAATAAAATCGCCATCAATGTGAATCTCCTCTCGGAAATCCAACACAGGCGCAGCAGCACTGGCGGCAGCAGCGTCGTAGTTAATGGTTACCTCTCCTGCCGCCATCCATGTCTGGTTTGTAGTACATACAATGGAAGATGTGACCCTGTATGTGCCCTGAGGCCACTGGAGAGACTTGCCGGATGCAACCGCAATGTTGATTGCCGCCGTATCATCAGCAACCCCATCCCCAACCGCTCCAAAGTCCTTAACGGACACCACATCCTTCAGCTTGCTCTCAACAGTACGCTGGATCGCGCCTGTTCCTGTTTGTATAAAGCCGCCACCAAGGTCGGCTAGGTCTCGTGTTTTTGTCATAATTCCCATTAAGATGGCAAAATTAGCGCACAATCATCCAATGAACTCTCACCGTGTTGCCCACGCCAGGTGCTGTTCGCAGGTTGACCGTGAAGCCGGTTGTGGCCCGTGCCGTCATATAAACAGCTTCCGAACCACTGGCGGGCGTGCCGACGCTGTTCCATACCCCAAAAAAGGCACCATACGCCTGATCGGCTTCGGCCGTGGCAAACGTGACCGCTGCTGATGTGGATGCGCCAGAGATGTCAACGAAGCCAAAGAGGTTTCTTGGCCTTGTCTGCGTCGTGCTGATTCCTTTGATGCCAGCCAAATGCAACAAACCATCTGGGCCGCTGATGACACCACCAACCGCATCAACAGCATCCACCAGAATACGGTTAGCCGTTGAAGCGTACATCTTGATCTTGCCCGGCGCTGTCATGTCCAACGTGCCGTTGCCGCTGTTGGTGACAGTCGGAGTGTTGCCATTACAAGGGAGAAGAACTGTATTATTAACACCCGCAGAGATGTTGATGTTTCCAGTTCCGAAGCGCACACCCGATACAACCGTGCCGTTTCCACCGTCGATGTTGATGTCCCAGACCGCGCCACCGCCAAACGTGCCACCAATAATCTGGTTGCTTTCTGATGTACGCCCAGGAACATCAGTAGATGCGTTGTCAATCTGGATGATGGGGATGCCCTCCGCCGGCTCAGAGTACAATCCAGCAATGTAATTACCAAAAGACGATCTGACCAGCAGTTCAACCGAGGTGTTTACCTCAAGGTCGTTGCCACCAAGATAGTGCCCGCCACCGTCTTTAAGGAAGATGCCAATGCCGCCGTTGAGGTAAACACGATTATGCTCAACAACGCATCGCTGGCTTTCTCCTCTGCCGCCACCTACAAGAATAGCTGATTGCAGAAAGATTCCTACACCCGTGTTTTCTCGGATGTAATTGTCACGGATAATGGCACCTATTGCCTGAAGGTCAATGGCAGCGTTGTTACCCGTGAACCAGTTGTTTTCGATTCGGGTGAAAGCACAAGCTCGTCCACGAATGGCCGCAAGCGTTGCACCAGTAATCTTCCATCCAATTACTCCACCATCTATGTTGCTGTTGCCGCTGCTGTCTTGAGTAAAGTCAAAGGCGTATTGCCCAGTGCAAACAATTTTGGCACCATTGCCAATGAAACGAATCCGGTTCTGACGCACCGTGACGGGTGTAGCGAACTTAAGAACGTCACCTGGACTTGCGTGGATCTCAACGTACTCTTGGCTTTGGCTGGTTGCTAGGCCGTTGTATCTTGCATAAATCGCTGCGTTGAGCGTTGCACCGTCGTCTGCGATTCCGTTGCATACGCAGCCGAGATCCTTAACGTGGACCACATCCTTAAGCTTGGAATCAACAGTCCTAGTAACCGCACCAGTACCGCTCTGCGTCCAATAGACCCCACTGGCTTGATCGGTGGTAATACCAGCAGCGTTATTGACACAGTGAACATCCACCACATCCCCAAGAACAAGGGCTGGAGTGAAGACAATGCTGGTTCCGTTGTCTGCTGTGTAGTCTACATTGCGCTGCTGAAGGGCACCATTGACATAGACCGTTTCCCTGCTGGCGGAATAGGCAAGAGTCCCACCGTAGTCTCCACCACCCGAAAAGGTTGTCTGACCGGCAGTAGCAGTCTTCCGCCACCGAGTAACACCAGGAATCTCTAGATCACCATAGCGGTCATCCACGTACTTCTTGGTGGCACCATCAGCATCAGCAGCTGGCGTCCCAAGGTTGGTAATCCTGAACCCACCCATGTTGAGAATACCTTGCATGGTATCCCCAATCTTGCTGAGGGCATTAAAGGCAATCTCTTGAACGGCGTAAAGGGTCTGAGTGAAGTTAGAATTCAGATCCTTGGCCTTGATGGCCGAACCAGCAAAGAAGGTGGCCTTTGTCTGATCCGTATCGGTGTCCCGATAGATTCGAATGGCAGCCCCAGCAGAAGGGGGCGTCGAGAACTGAATGGATGAAGCGGTGGCAAAGATGTAGTTGGTTACGAGTACGTTGTTAACCGTAACCTTGACATCGGCCTTATCCAGGTAGGAAAAAGACAGGGAATAGATCGTGGTAGACCCATTCCCCGTATAGGTGTTCTGAGTAACAGCCATGGTTTACTTGAAGTTCATGATGTCCTGATAGACTCTGTTCAACCCTTCAACATCAGCGGTGCTGAAATCCCTTGGTTGATCGGGGCTGTAGTTGCCCTGTTGGGTTTGATACTGGGCAGCACGAATTTTACGGTTCTGTTCCGCAATCACCGCATCTTCCAGCTCTAGTTTTGCAAAGGCTCGACGCTTGGAATCATCCCAAAGTTTCTTGACCTCATCATTGACCAGCGGAGTATCACGAGTGTAGTCACTCATGGCACCCTTGTTGCGGTTCTTCCACTTGGTAAGGTCCTCCTTAACCCAATCCAGTTTGCGGAGGTTATCAATGTCCCTGCGAAGTCCGTTGCGGTACATCTCCTTGCGAATGAATTGCTTCTGCTCCGCAGTCATGGGACGACCATTGGGGGCCTTATCCAGACTGTCTTTCCAGGCAAATTCAATCTCCATAAGGAATTTAGCCACAGGATCCTTGTTTTCAGGACTCACTTCGAAGGGGACATTGGCATTCCAAAGCCCACCATTTGGGTTGCGGAGTGGTTTACCCGTAAGCACATCAATGACTTCTGGACGAGTCACAGCATAGCCAGGAAGAGCTACATTCAGAAGGCGTTCGAACTCATTGCTGTATTCCCGCATATACGGATTCATGCTGTTCGACAATGCCCTACGAGCCCCAGCAAGGGGTGTTTGGTTATTGGCCATGCTAAGGAGGCCCTTCATGGCCGTAGTGGAGGTCCAGTTTTCAGGGGTTAGAAACTCACCAAGAGCAGCCAAACCAGAAAAGTAACTCTTTTCGGTAAAGCTTGCTGCAAAAGCCAGGACAAGTTGTCCAAGAAGTCGTTCGCCAAGATCAGCACCGCCTACCTTGAAAACTGCTGTAATATCCGCAACAGCAGCAATGATGTTGGAAAGAGGTTCCAGAGCATTATACGAGATGTACTGGCCCCCAATCTTGACAGAACGAGCCTGAATGCCTAGCTTCTGCCACCGCTGACGTTCCTTTGAGTCAATTGGAATGTTGCCCGTAAACATCTCATTCCATGCCATAGGCGCAACAGCTGCTACAATCATTGTCCCCACGGCCTGACGCCCTTCGTATTCAGCAATCAACAATGGATCACCGGAAGCCATTGCATCCTGATACTGCTTTGAGAACTTAGCCGTCAGTGGCAGATGCTCAAGTTGGTATGCAAAGATGTTTGCTGGGGTACGAATAAATGGAATCGCAAGGCGACCAGCAGGTCCAATATACGGAAGATTGTCGAGAGCAGCCGAGAGGTGATTCAGACCCACTCCTGGATCGTTCTGATAGGTGCCAATCTCCGCATACTTTTGGAGACCAGCATCTTTGATCTGACCAGTGTTTGGATCGATATACTTAGCATACTCGTTGACGTATGCCTTTGTTCGAGCTGCCACATCCAAGGGGCCTTCTTGATAGGCTTTATAGGTTGCAATTTCTGCAATCCGTTGCCGCACAAGAATGGTCTTGAAGGCATCATCCATGCTGACCAGCAGACGGCTAGGGAAATCCAACCACTCAGCAGAACGATACTGAGCCTTGAGGAGGGCGACCGTCAACTTCTCTGTTGGAGTCTTAGCAATCTGTCCCATGGCTTCAAGCATGGTAAGAGACTCCGCATCCTGAACCACCCGGTGAACAGTGGAGGAAGCAGGGATACCTGTTTGCCACGTCCTAAGGGCCACCCTAAGGGCCTCCTGGGTGCTTTGAGTGATGGCACTATACCCAGCAAGGGCAGCCTTGATCGTGGCCTTATCGCCCTTCCAGGCACCGCTGATGGCCATGCTCGTGGGGGCTTCAACCAAGCGATAGACACCAGAGAAGTTTCGGAAGATGGTTTTGGTGCCAGAAAGAATGCTATTGTAGAAGAACGACATCTGGTTCTTGCCAAACATCTGCATCGCAGTGCTAGCAAAAGAAGCGGTCTTGGATGGATCACCACCAGCAAGAACCATTGCACGAACCAAGGCTCGCATCTTATCTACTGCTTCCGCATCACCCCTTCGATACGCATCCTTGACTTCCTGTGCCCACTTCTTCAAGCGACGTGGGGTGACAACATCATCCATTTCGAAGTCACGGGCAGCCATTGCTGCTTCGCCCGCTTCAACGTTTTTGGTGATGCTCTGCTTCAGTGAGTTGAGAGATCCACCAAAGAAATTGGTACCTTCTTTGTAGAACTCAAGAACACCCACAAGCCTATCAACGGCTCGATCAAAGCTGTTGAAATTATAGATCTGAGCCTGATCGGCCTCTTCGGCCTGCTTAGCCAGATCATAGATTTGGTTGGAGAAGTCACCAACAATAGCCTTCATGGCTACCAATGATTCACTGGTGGGAACTTGTCTGCCAGTTTCATTGAGGGTAAGTGTGGCCTTCTGCTCTTCAAACAACCTGCGAATCAGAGCAGCTTCGCCCTCTTCCGCCACCATCTCATCGTAGGGGCGGAGGGAATCCATAAAGTCACGATAGATGCGAGACGCATTGCCGATAACTTCATCAACAGTCTTACCTGTCAGACGAGAAATCTCAGCAACATCAACATCCTTTTCGTACTTGCGAACTGCTTGTTCTACCCAGGTATCCTTGTAACCAGCACCACGAATGGCCGAATCCGTCATGGTCTTGCCGGATGCACCATGAATGCTGATCTTACTGGTTTCCAGTTCCAGTTGGTCGGCAGCTACCCTATTGATTGGTTCGGGTTTGACTGTGCCCTGAGTTTCCCAATACTCATACTTTGACTCAGGATTACCAGCTTCAAGAATCGTGTTATCGATTTCTTTCTGCTTATCCATCACATCGTTGAGTT